CGATGAAGCTAAAGTGGACGAGAACTGATAGCGTTTGTTTGAGCCTGACGGTCATCTGGGCTATTGGGTTCTTGTGGGTTATCAATGGTTGTTAGAGTTTAGAGCAGTAACCATGAGGCGTTGGAACGCCGGCCTCTATGCGGTGCCTCTGCATAGCGCGGGCCCACCGGATTGGTTGTGGAAAACCCGCGTGATCTGCCGGTCTGCTCTAATTAGTCCGTCGTGCTCCGAGGCGTCAAAAATATCGGGTCGTCAAGCCGGGAGACGTTAAAAGCCCTGGCGCTTATAGTGTGAGTGAACAATGACCGACTACCCGCGACTCGTAAGATACATCGCCGCGCCAACGCCAGAAGCCTATCATGTGCCGCCTGTGTGGAACATGCTTGGCCTGCCAGTTGCGAGCGTGACGCAGGGGTCGAGCGGTCCTGGCGGCGGTATGCTGCTGCCTAACCCGACGACGCCAGCAGCGCCGATGTTTCGCGCGCAGACGCCTAGCGCTCCGCTGGCTCGGCTTGTTCCGACGCGAGCGCCTTTGATGGGTGGGATGTTCTAGTTATTTGCCGCGCAATTCACACTATGCAAATGTAATTCGCCCATGGTGGCGCGCGCTCGCGGTGGACGGTTTCTCTCTCTCTTCCTGTTTGTCGCGGGCGCGTTTTACAAGAGAGACGATCAATGTTCTTCTTCCGCTCGTCCAAGCGCCGTCTGCGCGCTCTCGAACTCGACATGGAGTATGTGATGGCTGCTATTGATGATCTGAAGGCGCAGGGTGCTGATACCGTGACTGCGCTTGGTGAGGCTGTTGTTCTGATCAACGACATCGCTGCGAAGCTTGCCGCTGCGGTCGCCGCTCATGACGAAGCCGCGCTCGTTCAGCTTGCTGCTGACCTGAAGGCCGCGACTGACCCGCTGAAGGCCATCGTTGCCGCGCACGCCGCGCCGGTTGCGTAAGGTGAAGTGAAGAGAGAGCGTTCCCTTGGCGCAGATAACTTATACCCCGCCGCCTACGGTTGACGACTTCATACAGCACTATATCCCCGGCAAGTTGTTCTACAATTGGATTGTCGGGCCGGTTGGCTCTGGTAAGACTACCGGGCTGTTTTTCAAGCTTGCGTATATGGCGAAGCTGCAAGCGCCTGGTCCAGACGGTATGCGGCGCACGCGAGCGGTGATCGTTCGTAATACGCTTCCGCAGTTGCGTGATACGACCATCACGTCATGGAACTACTGGTTCAAGGATGGCGAGTCTGGAACATGGCGCGCGTCTGAGAACAAGTTCATGCTGCGCTTTGATGATGTAGAGTGCGAGGTTCTGTTCCGCCCACTAGATACGGCTGACGACGTTGCGCGCGTTCTGTCGTTGGAAGTGACGTTCGCCATCATTGATGAGTTTGTACAGATACCGCGCGCCATCGTTGACGCGCTCTCGGCGCGTGTTGGCCGTTATCCAAGCAAGAAGGATGGCGGCGCGACTAACTTCGGAATTTTTGGTTCAAGCAACCCTGATACAGAAGATAATTGGTATTATGATTACCTCCACCATAACCTGCCTGATAACGCCAAATTCTTTGTACAGCCTTCAGGGTTAAGCCCTGAAGCAGAGAACACAGAGAATCTGCCGCCAGGATATTATGAGAGTGCTATCCAGGGTAAGAGTGACGAGTGGATTAAGCAATACTGCGAATGCGTCTGGGGGTTTACTGCAAATGGCAAACCTGTGGCCGCATCGTTCAAACCTGAGTGGCACGTTGCGAAGAAGCAGATACTCTTCAACCCGCACTTACCTTTGGTTTTTGGTCTTGACCCTGGTTACTCTGGGATGGCTGCTGTTTTTGGCCAACAGGATCTTGACGGGCGGCTCCTGGTATTCGGTGAAGTCACAGGTGAGAATTATAGCGCACAGCGATTTATGGAAGAGCTTCTGACGCCGTATATCAGGCGCAAGTTTCCTGAAGCTTACGAAGTCTACTGCGCGCCCGATCCTGCTGCGTTCAACCGCGCCCAGACTGATGAGCGATCTGTCGTTGACATTATCAAGAAGCGCTACCCTGTTCCTAAGCCAGACTCAGATAACCGAATGGCGCTGCGAATGTCGGCAATGGATTTCTTCATGACCGACCTGTCGCCAAAGGCTGGAACGTCGAAGCTGCTCATAGACGACAAGGCGTGCCCAAATCTCATGCGCGGGCTGCGTGGTGGCTGGCGGTGGGAGGTCAGCAAGAAGAGCGACACGATGAAGCCGGTTGTCGCTGATACTCCATACACGCACGTTTGCGACGCCTTTGCCTACCTGGCCCGCTACTTCCACAAGCAGTCTGAGCGCGAGATGCGGTATGGGGCCGTGGGTGCGAGGAAGTTCACGCCGCCGCGTTCGTTTGGAAGTAGCTATCATTTTAGGTGACGATGGCTGGTGGGGCGTTACTCACCACTATCCAGTTCCGTCGCGGATCATAGGGAAGGTATCGACCCATACATCACTGGATAGCAGCGCCCTGGCTGCTTACCCTTCCCGCAACGATTAGCGTGTCTACATTCCACGCCGCAGCCATCTAAACCACCGTATATCACATCATCATCGCGGGCAAAACTCCCCTTATTTGCCAGCGCCTACGCTATACCACTAATAGTAGCCGTGGATTTCTCGGCTACTAGGAGTAGCGTGTGGCAGCTTATTTGCCTACTGTAGCTCAAGGTGAGCTATCCCCGCCTGACGTTATGGTGAACGCGCCTGAGACGGCTCCTACGCCTGTTATCAAGTCAGAGGATCTTGCGGCTCTTGGGGATAAGCTAAAGAGCACCTTTGATTCCTACCGCTCAGACCGGCGCATCCAGGAACTGAAGTGGCTGCGCAACCTGCGCCAGTATCTCGGCGTCTACGATCCTGAGTTGGATCGCGAGCTATCGTCTGCTCGCTCCCGCGCATACCCGCGCATTACGCGCGTCAAGACTATCTCCGTTCTATCACGCGTCATGAACCTTATGTTCCCCGGCAATGAGCGGAACTGGTCGCTTGAGGCGTCGCCGTCGCCAGACATGGACCCTCAAGATGTCATGAGTGCTATTCAGCAGATCATGGCGCAGAACCAGCAGTCTGGCGTTCAGATGCAGATGACGCCTGAGCTTATCAAGCAGGCTGTCAACAATCTTGCGCAGGACCGCGCGACTCAGTTGTCGCTTGTTATTGATGACCAGCTTGAAGAGTTGGGTGGAGACCAGACTATTGATTATGTGGCGCTCAATCGGTTGGCTCTCAAGTCTGGTATTCTGTACGGTCTTGGTGCTCTTGTTGGTCCGTTTGCCAGAATGGAGCAGACGACTACGTGGGAGATAGATCCTAATAGCGGTATGCCAATGCCGCAGGTTAAGGAAGTCTACAAGCCGCAGTTCGAGTTCGTTCCTGTGTGGGACTTATATCTCGATTTGTCGGCTAAGACGCTTAGCCAGATGGATGGCTACTTCCGGCGTATGGTTATGTCTCGCGCTCAAGTGCGCAAGCTGATGGATAAGCCTGGATTTTTTGCTGACCAGATACGTGAATATCTCAAGCGCTACCCGAACGGCAACTATAAGCCGCAGCAGTTCGAGACCGAGCTGCGTTCCATGGGCGTTAAGGTAAACGTCAACGAGCAAAAGACAGACGGAACGAAGTACGAAGTTATCATTTGGAGTGGCCCCGTTTCTGGGTCGTTGCTGAAGCTTGCCGGCGTTGAGATTGAGGAAGGCGCTGAGGCTGACGACATTGACGCTGAAGTGTGGATGATAGACGGCAATGTTATCAAGGCTGACATGAACCAGTGGCGTCAGCTTGGTTTCGACGTGAAGATGCTGCACACGTTCATCTTTGATGAGGATGATACAGCCCCTATCGGCAATGGTCTGCCAAACGTTATCCGCGATTCACAGATGAGCATTTGCGCTGCGTCTCGCATGTTGCTTGATAATGCGAGCGTCGTGTGCGGTCCTAATCTGGAGCTAAACACAGACCTTCTGCGCCCGGACCAGGATCTTACCAGCACCAGCGCGTGGAAGATTTGGTACCGAGAAGGCACCGGTCCTGACGCTGTTCAGCCAGCTATACGCAATGTTCAGATCGACAGCCATCTGCAGGAGCTACTGCAGATCATTGAACTGTTCATGAAGTTCGCTGACGCAGAGACGTTTGTTGGTCCTGCGACTGGCGGAGATATGGAGCGCGGCACGATGCCGTCTGAGCCGATGAGGACAGCGGCTGGGGCGTCGATGCTGCGTGGCGATGCCGCTCTTCCGTTCAAGGACATCATCAGGAACTTCGACAGTTTTACGCAGTCGATCATCCAGAGCTTGGTCTACTTCAACAGGCTGTTCAATCCTGACCTTGCTCCTGCTGGCGACTACAACGTCATTGCTCGCGGCGCTACGTCTCTTATCGCGAAAGAGGTTCGCGGTATGCAGATCGACCAGTTGATGCAGACGATGCCGACGCTGGCTGAGAGCGTTGCGCTGAATACGGATGACCGTAAGTTTGCGGAGGCTGTCTATAAGGTCCGCGACCTTAGTAACCTGCTTGTGTCGCCCGATGAGGCTGACCGCAAGAAGGCTGCGCAAGACCAGATGCAGCAGGCACAGGTTGCTCAGCAGCAGCAGTTGACTGAGGCGAACGTTCGCAAGCTTCTGTCTGATGCGTTCAAGAACATTTCACAAGCCAAGAAGAATGACGCCAACGCCGATGCCACGCAATCTAAAGCTGCGCTCGACATACTGGAAGCAGGACTTGAACCAAATGACGCAAGAGAGACGCAAAAGCCAGCAGGAGTTAGCTAAGAAGCTTCACGAGAATCTTGGCAACTACGATGTCCAGAACATATTGGACTTAATTCGTAACCTGCGCGCTAATAGCCTTGAAGATTTGGTTACGTGTGAAGAGAGCCGCTTCAAGGAATATCAGGGTCGTATCAAGGCGTTCGATGATGTCGAGCGTATGATAACGCGCCCGCCTATCAGGAGTAACTGATGAGTGAAGTTGAGAAGAGTGAGAGCGAAGTTTTTACCGAGACTTTTAATACGCTTGCAGAGACCGGTGAGGTTCCTGGTTTTCCCGTAGAAGCCAAGGTTGAAGAGCCCACGCCTGTTGTTGAGGAAGAGAGCCATGCGGACGATAAGCAGGAGCCTGTATCTTCCGAGTCTGATGCGCCCGTTCCCGCTGACGATGCACAGCCTGAAACTGAGGCTGTGGCTGGTGCGGAAAAGAAAGAAGAACCCGCTCCGCAGAAAGAGCCTCAAAAGGCTGGAGCCGATCAAGACATCATCGACAGGCTTGCGCAGGCAGTTAAAGACAGAGTTCAGTCGCCTGTTCCTGAACAGCAGCCTCAACAGCCAGAAACCTACGAGCCGCAACCTGTTCTAACGCAGGAAGACTACAAGTCGCTAGAGGCGTTCGAGAAGGATTGGCCTGACGTTGCCAAGGCGATGGAACTGCGCGCCAAGGAACAGGCTAACGCTATCGTCAACCATGTCTTCAAGGAGTTTGCTGACGAGGCTCGCCCATATTTCAAGGCTGTGGCTGAGATGCGCCAGCAGTTGCACGCGCAGCAGTTGCAGCAGAAGGTAGAAGACTACCCTGTCGTCCGCGAGCAAGTTATGGAGTGGGCGAAAAAGCAGACACCAGTTCGGCGCGCAGTCTATGACCAGATTATTAATCGCGGGACGCCTGATGAGGTTGCTGAGCTTGTATCCATTTACAAGGCTGATACTGCCCCGCCGCCCGCGCCAGTTGCTCCTGTAGCGCCCGCTGCTCCAAAGCAGCTATCTCCCGCCGTCAAGAAGGCTGCGGCCGCTCTAGCGCCGGTGGCGTCTAAGCGCTCAAATGTCGTTCATGGCGATGACCCTATGGACTTCGACGGCGCGTTTAAAGAGGCGAACAAATTCTTCTCGAACTAATGAAGGAGAGAACATATGGATTTCGGTGATGCTGTGCGTGCGTTGAAGGCTGGTAATAAGGTTGCTCGCGAAGGCTGGAACGGTAAGGGCATGTGGCTTGTGCTGGGTGACCCTGCCAATGTTCTTGTTTGGGATGATTACCCGATGCTGCCGTTTATTGCGATGAAGACGGCTGATGGCAAGATGCTTCCTGGGTGGCTTGCAAGCCAGACGGATATTCTTGCGGAAGATTGGGTTGTTGTTTCAGCGTAAGAGAGAGACTTGGCATGGGAAAACGAAGCACTGTTCCAATAGATGAAGAAGAGCTTGCTTCGTTTGTGAGCAGGTTTGAGGAAGATGCGGAAGACGAGGCGTCGCTTAAGGAACTGGCGTCTCTTCACGAACTAGCTGTCAGCGTCATAAAAAACTCGGAAGAGTTCCGGCGCGAATATAAGCGGAAGCAATCCGAAGATAAGTAAGAGAGAGATGCTGCCATGGCTGTTGGTGAAGAACTTGCTCGAACGCGACAGGCTATAAACCGAACGCGCAATGCAGACGGGTCACAGAACCTGGCTTTGGCGGCACAAGAACTTGGTCTCTCAAAGGATACTTTGCGTAAGAGGATAGAGCGTAACCCTGGTCTTTTGGAGAAGTTCAAGAAGCCAAGCCTGCCATCTTCATCTCGAACAATTGACGAGTTGGTAAAAGATAAGATCGAGATTTCGCGCAGGGCTAAGGATGCCGACGAAGCGCGCGATCTTATTAAGATACCTGTCAATATAGATGGGCCGTTTGGGTTGCTGATTTTTGGCGACCCTCACGTTGATGCTGATGGCTGCGACTTTGACACGCTGGCTAAACATAGGCAGATAGCGATTGACCATCCGTTCATAGTCGCCGGTTCGATAGGCGACCACCAAAACGCGTGGGTTGGCCGTCTTGGCGCATTATACGGCGAGCAGAACGTAACAGCTAAGGAATCATGGAAGCTTGTTGAGTGGTTAATAAACCCGATACAATGGCTATTTCTTATTGGTGGAAACCACGATCTTTGGGTCGGCTCAGGAGACCCGCTTGAGTGGATAGCCCGCCAAGCGAACAGTCTATACGAACCTCATGGTGTTCGTATGCAGCTTGAACACCCATGCGGCGCTATGACGCGTATACACTGCCGACACGATTTTCCTGGGCGCTCAATTTACCATGTCAATCACGGGCCAAAGCGCGAGGTATACTTTGGGTTCCGTGACCACCTAATCGTCGCCGGTCATTTGCACGTTGGCGGAGATGAGGGCATGGTTATGCCAGACGGCGTTTGCGCGCAGTTGGTCCGCGTTTCTGGGTTCAAGGTGGTTGACCATTATGCTCATCAGCTTGGCCTCAAGAAAGTCCCGATCCACCCTTCAGCGTTAGTCATTATCGACCCGCGAGAGCCTGAGACATCTCGGGCAAGGGTATGGTGCGCCCCAACTGTCGAGCACGGCGTCAAGTTTCTAGATACGTTGAGGGCAGAGTATGATGCTGAACGAGGCAATAAAAGACGAGAGAAGCGAGGCGGAGGACATCGTTGAACAGCTTCTCAAGGCGAATGGTAAAGACCCAGTGGCGGCACTCTATGACGCGGGCCTATGGATACTTGAGGTCCACGCGCAACGCTTGCAGGCGGAAGGTGCGGTATCTGCTGGATACGTGAGGCGCGGCCCTAGTGGAGAGTAAGACTATGGACGACGATGACGACATCGAAGTCGTGTACAACGATCCTGAAATGCAGGATGCGATAGCTTCCAGAGCGTTCGCTTACGAGAAGGTGTTCGCCATCGTCTCAAAGGAGCGCGACAAGGCCATGCGGAAAGAGGGGCAGATGATGCTGTCTGCTATCCGGCGCTCGTTCAAGACGACGCCAACGGCTGATGTCGTATCAATTCAGGGTGGCAAGGAATGCTCGTCGTCGTCATGATCTGCTCGAACCTGGTGGCATTCCGAGACTATAGGCCAGAGACGGCCCGCATGGTCGTCACGAAGCATGTCGAGCAGGTTGGATGCGCGTCTCCGTCTATGGCGCAGGACATCACCAGCGCTACTGGGGTTGATGGTGGTGAGTATTTCCGCATTCGCTGCATTATGAAGTAGGCCCGTTATGGCGTATGGGCTGTTTATAATCGTGTTCATCGTTCTGATCATATTGTCAGGCCAATGATACAGCTTCTGTGGACATTCGCTGGCGTGACATTCGCGTTCGTCGTGCTGGCATACATCCTTCTGTAGAGCTTATTTGACACATATTCGGTGTGGTATGTAAATACCCTCGAAGCCAATCGCCCAAGCAAGCGGGAACTGGATTGAGCGCTTCACTCAATCATCCTCTGCTTGGAGACTACCGTGGCTCAGATTACCGCCTATGGCGATATTTCGCCTGCGGTTGCTGCCTGGTCCGTCGTCAAGATGCTGAAGCGCGGTGTTCCGCTTTTGCAGCTTGAACAGTTCGGTCAGGCGTACCCGCTTCCCACTAACAGCACCCAGACCGCCAAGTTCCGCCGTTACTTCCTGTCCGGCGCAACAGGCTCTGCTGGTTCTGGCTCTGCCGCTAACCCGTTCTTCATTCCGCTTGCGACGACTCCGCTGGTGGAAGGCGTGACGCCGGTTGGCAACAAGCTTGCGAACCAGGATTACACTGCGACGCTCGCTCAGTATGGCGACTTCATCACGATCTCTGACGTGATTGTTGACACGCACACTGACGAGATTCTTGCGCAGGCGACTGACGTTCTCGGTGAGAGCGCTGCTTCGACTGTTGAGACGCTTCGCTACAATGTGCTGAAGGCCGGCACGAACGTCTTCTATGCGTCCAAGGCTGCTTCGCGCGCTGCGCTGCTTCAGCCGATTACGCTGGCTGACATTCGCCGTGTCGCGACTGGCCTGAACCGCCAGAATGCTCAGAAGATTTCGTCTGTGATCAGCTCGTCTGCTGATTACAACACGAAGTCGGTTGAGCGCGCTTACTTCGCCGTCGTGCATCCTGACGTTGAGAGCGACATTCGTAACCTCGCAGGCTTCAAGCCGGTTGCGGATTACGGTCCGCACACGTCTCCGCTGCCTGGCGAAATCGGTTCGGTCGAGCAGATCCGCTTCCTGACTTCCACGATCATCGCTCCGTTCGGTGATGCGGCGAGTTCGGGTGGCGCTTCTACCACGACTTTCCGTTCGACTGCTTCTAACTACCCCGACGTTTACCCGGTTCTGTTCTTCGGCCGCGATGCTTTCGGTATCGTTCCGCTGAAGGGCAAGTCGAGCATGACGCCGATGGTTGTCAATCCGAAACCTGCTGCTGGCGACCCGCTCGCTCAGCGCGGCACTGTCGGTTGGAAGCTCTACACCACCACCGTGATTTTGAACGACGCCTGGATGGCTCGTCTCGAAGTCCTGGCCACCGCTTAATAGGGAGGGGTAACTAATGGCTACTGTAACTTATCTTGCCCGCTCGGGCGGTGTCGTCAATACGGCGGTTGGTTCGTTCACTTCGGACGGCTCTGCGCAGACCATCACTCTTGGCTTCAAGCCGACCTGGATGAAGGTCTTCAACGAAACCGACGTGATCACCTGGGAAGTCAACCTGTCGTCTACCGCTACGAAAGTGTGGAAGACCGTCACGGCTGGCACCCTGACCGTCGATACCGGCTCGGCCATTGTCATCAACACTGATGGCACTGTCACCCTGTCGTCTGGTGCGGTTGGTACGTCGAAGGTCATCAACTTCGTCGCCTACGCCTAACAACGGAGGCAAACGAAGATGGCACAGTTAGACTTAGACACGACTGGTAACGAGAATAACGACATTTCGTTTTGGAAGATCGAAACCATGTTTTCGGAGCTTTACAAGCTCCTGACTGGTACGGCTACCGCGAATGTCGGCTCGTTGCAGGTTGGCACCGGAACTCGAACTGCGACCGCTACGACTGGCGCGGCCACGTTGAACACTGCCTCTGGCATTGTTACTTCGGAGTCGATCTCGACGGCGGCTGGCGCGAACTACACGCTGACGATCACGAACAGCGCTATCGCTGCGACTGACATCGTTCTGGCATCAGTTCAGTTCGGCACGGCGACAACCGGCACTCCCGAAGTTACGAACGTGACCCCTGCGGCTGGTTCGCTGGTGATCATCATCAAGAACACGCACGCTTCCGCTGCCTTCAACGGCACGATCAAAGTCGCGTTCGTTCAGTTCAAGTAAAAGTAGGGGGCGGGTATGGGTGACTGCAGAGTAGTTATTGAGCGAGTAGCCAATGGCTATGAAGTTGAGGTCACTGAACCCGCCCCAGACAAAAAAAACAGTCTGATGATGGATAACCGCAAGGAGTTCGTCTTCAAGACTGTCGATGAGGTTCTTAGTTTCCTGACAAAGAATCTCGACAAAGCTCTCCCGGCTGATGAGTACGATTCAGCCTTTGATGACGCTGCAGAAGAGATGGAAGATGACTGATATGGAAGTTGCTAAGCGTGGCCCTGGTCGCCCGCCTATGCACCGTGAAGAGTCCAAGGCTGTTGAGCCTATGAAGGAAGATCGCGTCAAGATCATCCTTGAAGAGAACGAGAATATCCCGCCTACTGGTCAGTTCTTTGGGTTGAACGGAACTGGTTACATTCTCCGCGCTGGTGAGGTTGCAGAAGTTCCTGTCGGCATTATCGACATTCTCGACAATGCTATAGAACTGTCTCCGGTTGTTGATCCGATGACCAAGCAGCCTGTGTCGCATCGTCCGCGTCATAGGTTCTCGTATCGGATGGTACGTTAATTAGGAGGCGGGCGTGACGCTGCAGGAACTTCTTGACACTCTGAGGGTGGATATTCTTGGAGACAGGACAGACCGTGTTGCTGGCACGCCCGACTATCTCTGGAGCGACGCGTTCCTTGTTCGTGCGATTAATGAGGCGCAGAGGCGCTTTGCCCGCAAGGGTCTAATTATCCGCGATGGCTCATCTGACCTGACGAAGGTTTGCTTGCAGACCGGCCAGAACGAATATGCTCTGGATCCGTGCATTCTTGCTGTGATGTCTGCCCGCTATCAGGACGACAACACTGACCTGAAGCGCGCTGGTCATGCGGTTCTTGATACCTACACCATCCCAGATACATACTTCTTCGACCCGTCGCAGTTGTCGTCGTTCCCTGATGGCAAGCCTCTGGCGTTTGCTACTGACGAATATCTGAGCACGGACGATTACGACAGCGTGAGCGCTGTGACGCTTCGTGTTTTTCCGACGCCAAGCGCGGACTACAACTGCAAGTATGTGAACCTTCGCGTTGTGCGTATGCCGCAGGTTGATCTGACGACGGCTGACATGACGGCCGTGCCTGAGATTCCGTCTGACCATCATTTCGAGATGCTGGACTGGGCGGCTTATCTTGCTCTGCGCATTGTCGATCATGACGTTGAGGATACAGGGCGGGCTGATCGGTTCAAGGCTTCGTTCGAAGAGAACGTGAAGCTGGCTCGTGATAATGCCATGCGCAAGATGTTTACTCCTGCGGCGTGGGGTTTCGGCAAGAACGGCTTTAGTTGGACTCGCGACGCTTATTAGACGCGCCTTGTAGCGTGGGGTAATACCATACCATCTATCCGCGCGAGGTTTGATGATGGATTGGCCTACATTCAGAGATGCTCTTAAGACTTCTCTGACGAAGACAATTCCACCGACGCAAGAGGCCGCGCCTTACGCTGTTCGCGGGGCCACAAGCTCTGCTGCGCCCGCGCCCGTCCGCCCCAACATACCTGGCGGCATGGCTCGCCCGCCGCTTACGTCGTTCCCGTCTCCCATCGCTGATCCTGTGTATGCCCCGCCCCACGCCATTGGCGGTGGCGTCGCGCCAGAGATGTCTGTTAGCAGGTTCAACGATTTCCTTGGTAATGGCGGTCAGGCGTGGCGTCCAAGGGCTACTGTCGGCGCTCCAGCGTTTACTGATGTGTTCCCGCAGAGCACTCCACGTTCGATGCCGGCTCTTTCTGGTGGCGCTGTTACGCCAAGTGCGGCGCACTCCTATCTCCAGAGCGGCGGTGTTCTCCCGCCTGAAGCGCCTAAATCTACAATTGATATGTCTGCCATGCGCGGCGCTCCTGCATCTACGGTTGGTTACTCAATGGGGCAGGCGTCGTCTACCCCTCGCGGGGCTGGAGCCCCCTACTCTGTCGGGGATTACAGCGGCACCATGAATGAGGCGCGGGGTTTGGCGCGAGCTGCGGGTGCTATCGGCGCTGTCGCAAAAGGCTCTCCAATGCTGGCGCTCGGTAGCGTGGCAGCTCCCGCCATGTACCGTGAGGCAGGCGACCCGAGTTCTGAGTTTGGCGGGACGCTCAACGGTGTGAACGCCGCTATCCAGCGCGAGCCCACATTCGCCGGTAAGGTCGGTGCAGCGGCAAAAGGTCTGCCGTGGGTTATCGGCACAGCGCAGAAGGCCGCGCTCCGTCCGTTTCATGACTTCCTCGCTGGTGCTGTCGGCGGAGATGGTGCGCCGCCTATCACGCTCGATAGCCAAAGCCACGCCTTCTCTCGCGCTCCTACCAACATGGCTGAATACAAGCAGATGATGGCGCTGAAGGATGCGTCTCAGCCGGCGTCGAGCGCCCCAGCCAAGGTGATGAGCAATGATGTTTACGCACCAAGGGCGACGCCAGCCGCCCCCACAACCCAGAGCTACAACGACTGGGTTATGAAGCAGCCTGTCTCTAGGCTGAACGCTGCTGACTATGCCGAGCGTGTGAACCTTGAGACGGCTAAGCGTGCGCCTGAACTGGCGCAGCAGAACTTCTTGAAGGCCGCTTCGTATAGCATGAGCCACCCAGACATGGTGACGAGCGAAGAGCATCATAAGGATGGTAGCTGGGCAAAGACCTATGGCGACCGCAGCGCACACGCCATGCAGACGTACGGCACGTTCCGCGACGCACTTGCGAAGAACGATGTAGAAGGCATCAAGGCGCAGGCCGCCTTGGAGCGCGCTCAGAACAGCGAGAAGTTTACCGCTGGCGATAAGCTGAACATGGTTGATGCCGCACAAAAGCGCGTCGTTGATGCGCTGTTCGCCAACGGGTCGCCGCAAATTAACTTGCAACATGCGCGTGCTTATTTCCCAACTTACGCGGCTGCGCTTAAAGCTAATGGTATGGAACCGCCTGACTTTGATACGTTCCTGCAAGAGCAGTATGGCGTGACGAAGAACGTAGGCGGCTATTACAACGCGCCTAAGTGAGGCCGATAGTTGGTTTACCCGCTTCCTACTAACCGCAACCAGTTACCGTCGCTTCGGCAGGCCATGGGTCCGCTGGAGAACTTCACGTCTGGCGTCGGTCAGGGGTGGAACACTGGCCAGCAGATGTTTGACGCTGGCGTTGCTGGTTTGGCTCGGGCTGCTGGGTATCAGGATACCGCACGCGACTGGGAGCGTTCTGCTGATGAACAGGCGTCTGAAGCGCAGCGATATGCCAATCCGGCCGTACAGACAGCGCCGTGGCGAGAAGGTGGCGGCGGCTGGGGTAATGCGGTGCCGTGGGCGGCGAACCTCGCTGGTCAGTTCGTCGGCGGGGCCGCTCCTTTGGTTGCTGGTGGTCTGGTTGGGGCTGCTGCTGCTCCTCTTGTTCCAGAAGCTGTCGGAGGCGCAGCGCTTGCTAGTGGCCTTGGCATGGGGCTGGCGAGCTACCCGCAATCGGTTGGCTACAACTATCAGGCCGAGCGTGACGCCAATGCTGCGCAAGGCGGTGGCGAAGTTACGCCTGAACAGGCTCAGAGCGCTGCTGCGTGGGGTGTTCCTGGCGCGGCGCTGAATGCCTTCGCTCCTACGCGGGCGATAGGCGTTGGAAAGAGCGCGGCTGGAATTGCTGGCAGGACTATGCTCGATGCGGCCAAGGATGTGGCGCGAACGGGTATTGATAACGCCATCGCGACCGGCGCTCAGACAGCAATTACCCAGAGATTTCGCCCCGACGTATCCGAAGAGGACAAGCGTAAGGAACGCGACGACGCGATCATTACCGGATTCCTTGGCGGCGTTGGTATGGGCGCTGCTGGTGAAGGCGTCGGGCGCATTATCAAGCGCGTTACCGGCAATACGCCTACGCAGGATATTGACGCTGTAACGAAGCAGGTGTTGGACCCAGAGAAGGCGCAGGCAGATGCCGTTCAAGAGCAAGGCCCAGAAGGGCTATATGTACGCGAACCTGCCGAAGTTGGCGGCGGAGTTCCAGAAGGAAACGCCCAAGGGGGCGAAGTTGCCGGAGCACGCCCACAAGTCGAAGGCGAAGTCAGCTTCCTCGATGAAGGAAAAGGTGAGCGCCCACAAGAAGTAGCGCCGCAGCCTGTAGAGCCACCAGACGTTCCCAAGCAATATCTCGCTGAAGCTGAGAAGGCTGCGCGTGATCGGTCTCTTGACGAGAAGATTGATCTTCTGCTGAAGAACCCTGCGCCGGAAGCGAATAAGCGGTTGAGCGCATTGCAGTGGGTGAAGTCGGCGCTTGGGGATGAAACTGGGGCGTTGAAGGTTGGGGATAAGGATTTATCTGGACTATCAAGGGATGAACTAAAAAGTACAAAGGGAGTTTGGTGGCACGGTTCTCCTAGTGGAGATATGCGAGGTGGTTCTTACGGCTTGCATCTCGGAACGTATGAAGCCGCAAAGCAGGCTCTTGAAGCACGCATTGGCACCCCCGCTGAGGGCGAGTGGGACGGCACGCGGAAGTATGGTGAGACTCTACTAGCCGGTAAAAAGCGGTTAGCAGAACTTGACCCAAATGGTTACAACGAAACTGGTTTTAATGTTGACGCGCCGGAAGAGAATTACTTCGCATCTAAGATGCCTAACTATGGTTCTGGAGAAGCTATCAACCCAGAGCACACTCCTTCTATAGAGCCGTATTCTCTGAATGGTAAAATGACTAATTCCCCACAGAATCCTCACGAGGATTCCATGGCTAATGGCTATATGCGGGCGGCACTAAAACGTGGCAATGCGAAAAGCGGGTATTATTACAAGAATGTTGGCGAGGACGCTGGCTCTGTATCAATAGTCGTCCCTAATTCTGGGCATATAGAGAAGATAGTAAATAAGCAGCAGTCAGGGCCACCAGAGATCGTTCGCAAGGTAGGCAACGCTGTTGCGCGCTTCGTGCGGAACGAAGATGGCATGTTGCGGTTGCCCGATGATCCTAAAGAGAAGCAACCAATAGACCGCCCCGCTGGCACGCCGCCGATTGACGGGCCGCTTGGCCCTGCGCCTGCTGTGCCTCCTGTTCCACCTAAGATCGTTGCACGCCCTCCTAGCGTTGACGAAGCCGCCGCCATGCGTCCTGCTACGGGGGGGGGTGATGGTGGCGTTAAGCCGCCTGGCGGAGGTGGTGAGCCGCCTGCTCCTATCCCTGACAAAGATTTTGAAGGCCATCCTATACGCACGATGGACGACGTTAACGGTTCATACCAGCGTCTCGTCCGTGCTGTGAAGGAAGGTAAGGTTGGGCAGGCGTTCCGACAGTTCGGGCTGTGGGGCTTCTCAGAGCACCATATCAACGAACAGTATAAGGCGCTTCTGCCGCAATACGACGCACTCACCCAAGAGCGAGAGAAACGGTCCGCGCTGAACCAGCGCATTCAGGCCAACGCTTGGCACATGCAGGCGGAGTCAAAATCGGCAGCAAAAGATACGAAGGCGCAGGAAGCCTACAAGGCAATGCTCAAAGTTGAGCAGGCGCACCAGCTTGGTATTGATCCCTCTGTGCCGCTTGAGAAGCAATCTGAACGTATCAGGAAAGAACTTGCGCTGGATACCGGACGCTATAAGAACCTGCACTCGGAAGCCGAATCAGCGCTGAAGATCGCCAAGCAGAATCCAAAGGCTATGGCGGCGCTAGAGAACCTACGCGCTCAGTTTGAAACGAACTTCAGCCTTCCAGCCGCCGCTCTTATCTATAAGCATCTGAAGAACACGCTTCAGCCTGACGTTCCGCCAAAGGAGATTACGCCTGAGTGGACGGCGAAGGAACAGACGAAGGCAGAACTTCTCTCGCGTCTTGTAAGCCCAGCACATGAGCTTCTGAATAACCCAGAAGTAGATATGTCGCCGCAAGGCGCGATGAAGCACGCGGTTGGCTCGCTTGATCACGTTGTCGGAATCGCGAATGAATTGCTCAAGGCGCTCCCTGAGAACATAAAGGAAGAGATTGTTAAAGACGAGAACGGCAAGAAGATTGTTCAGGAAACAAAAGTTTCTTCTGATCCTCTACTGCAAAAGTTCGTAGAGAATGTCGAGGAAAACCGTGGCCGCTTAAAGGACGCTGTTTATTCTAACCTTATGCGCCAAGGCAGTCACGGCCTGTCGTTTAGCATCGCTGAAGAGAATGGGATGATCAAGCCTGAAGCGCTGAAGCGTGTTCAGGAAGCCGTCAAGGCTGACGGGTTCAACGTCGTCATTGATCCGCTGTCGCATCAGCCTGACGTATTTATCCGCTCAGACAATACTGCGCAGCTTGCAAACCTGAAGCGCACAATCATCAAACTTTCTGAAAAGGGTGCTGTCAGAAAAGACAACATCAAGCACGGCGCTATGGACGTGTTTAACAAGGATAACTCGTCTTCCAAGCTGGTCGATCAGATGATCAATGTGCTGAACGCGAGCGACGAGTTCAAGGCTCCTGAAGGCTCGTCTCAGGAACTTATCGACTCTCTTGAACGGCGCAAGGCCGATAATATTGCCATGCTTAAAAACATGGCAATGCACTTCATACCAGAAGGTTCTGCCGCGAAGTCGAAACTTCATAGGCAATACATTGCCGGGTTCGAGGGTGATCCGTTCAGGGCTGTGGCAAAGCAGTCTCGGGAAGTCGCGCAGAACGTGTCGAATGTTCTCGGAACTGATGCCGTCAACGACAGGCTCGGAGACGTAAAAAAGGGTTGGGAGGCGGCCAAGAACGTCGATCATCCAATGCACGCCTACGAGGCTACGCTTGCTGCGCTATATAACCACGCCGCTGGACGAGAAGAAGATCGCCAGTTAACTGCTGGCGGTAGCTGGCAGGACTTCATTCAGTCGATGGTGTTTTCAAAAGGGCTTGGCTTCAACCCGTCTACCGCGATCCTACAGCCGTTGCAGCTTGCCACTTACGGTATGCCTGAGCTTGCCAAGAAGGTTGGCTTCATGAAGGCCACGACTAATCTTGCCGCCGCTACTGATAGCGCGAACAAGGTTATGAGGGCGCTGTGGTTGGAGGCCAAGAAAGAGGGTGGGCTGTCTTATACGGATATGCCGATCACGACTGAGGCGCTAAAGGCTGCTGGACTTGATAAAGAGACAGAGAAGTTCACCATCAGTCTCGTTAATATGGGCGGCATTGATACCGGCGGCATTAACAGAAGCCTTGGGCATATTGCTGATGCGCGTCTTGATGGCAGTAAGTTAGCTAAGGGTATCGACGCATATACTCGTATGTCGTCCATGATGGGCTATTACGCGGAAACACATTCTCGCGTTCTCATGGGCCTTGCTGCGAAGAAGACGTGGGAGCAGCGTTACGGTAAGCCTGAGTTCGGCACGCCTGAATATACGAAGATGCTGGAGTTTGCAAAGCGTTCGATTGATGAGGCGCTGTTCAACTACTCAAATGAGAATCGCGCTCAGATGACTTCCAACGGGCCGAAGGGTCTGTTTGGCAATGCCACGAAGCTGGCTTTCGTATTCCAGTCTTACTGGATGATGGCTGCTGAGAAGATGTATCGCGAGATGCACGCCATCGCCACGGACAACCCGCATTTGACTAAGGAGCAGAACGCAGAGCTACGCAAGGAAGCGTGGAAGTTCATGCTTGGACACGCGGCTGCTACTGCTGCTGTTGCTGGAACGCTTGGCCTTCCCGGTATGACTGTGTTCTCGTCAATCTACGATAAGCTTCACGACGCCGCCAGCCCTGAGACTGGCCCGTATGACATGAAACAGGCATTTGCCAACTGGTTGGAGATTCATGCCGGGCACAGCGTTGGTGACGCCATTGCCTACGGCCCGTCTCGCTTGCTTGGTGCATCTGTTCATTCGCGCACGTCTGAAGCTGACTTCGCTCCGGTTCCGTCGTTCCTTACTGATCGCGGCCCTATGACGCCCGCCGTAAAAAAATGGATCGCTACTCGTCTTGGAGCTGGCACCAGCATCGTTGAAGAATTGGCACGCGGGTACGATAAATACGACAACGGAGACTATATCGGTGCGGTCGCCTCACTGTTCCCGGCTGGCGGTAGGAACGTGGTTCTTGCTGGGCAGCAAGCTGCGTCTGGGTCATACCGTGATAACCGTGGTCGCGTAATCCCTAACGCCCCTGTTACCGCTCCCGCAGTTGCAACACAACTTGTCGGGTTCACACCTGTTCAGTTGGCTCAAGAGAAAGAAGCTGATCAGGCTCTTCGTCGCTACGACACGACGATGGACCAGAAGTCTGGAAACATCGTCAACCGTATGGTCAAGGCTCTACGCGACAATGACAAGGTTGCATTCAATCGCATGTTGCCCGAAGCCCGCGCGTTCGAGAAGAACCACCCAGGCCATGAGATAGTTGACAGAGCTAAGGACGCATTCAAGCGCGAGTTCAAACAGCATGACGTGGCGCAGAAGACCGGGGTACCACATACACGCTGGACGAAGGATAAGCGGCGCACGCAGATGATCGCCCCTTACATTGATAGCCTCAAGAACCAGTAGCTTATTTGGAGCAGAGAGATGAGTAAGTTAGAGATTAAGGGCGGCGCGAAGGAAGCGACTATCGAGGCTGTTATCATTCGCGCTGACGGGACTATCGAGGAACTTGGCGTCGTTTCCTACTGGCACAAGAACCCTCTTAAACGATTGGCTTGGCGGATGAAGAGAGCCATCAAGCAGGCCATCGGAAGGAAGTAAGTTATGGTTGCCCGAGTTCAGAACAACGGCCTCGCCAACATCACTGCTGGTTGGGTCGCTTACACATCTCGCCCGCTTTATCTTCAGTGGGGCACCGGCTCCGCTGCCGCCGCTTCAGCAAACGTCGTGACGACCACGACTACGACTGAGGCCCGCACGACCGGCTCTTCGTCTCAGGTCACGACGACCCAGACGAACGACACTTACCAGGTGACTGGTACGATCACGGCTGCTGGAACGCGCGCTATCACTGAGGTTGGCGTGTTCGACGCCGCCGGAACTGGCTCGCCTCCGACTGGCGGCAACATGGATATTTACGGCGACTTCTCGGTTATCAACCTGGCGTCGTCTGATTCCATCGCGTTCACTGTGAAGGTTGCATTCACCTAACATGACGCTCCGTAACGCAGACCGTGTTTTCGACACATCAACAACGACCGGCACGGGCAATATCACCGTGTCGGGGTCTGCGGCGTCGAGCTACATCACGTTCAGTCAGATTCCCAGCATCACGACGAACGATACGTTTTGGTACTCGATCTACAACACGTCTGCCAATGAGTATGAGACCGGGCTGGCGACGTGGCAAGGGTCCAATGTATTTGCGCGAACGACTGTGATTCAGTCGTCCAACAGCAATGCACTGGTTAGTTTCTCGGCAGGCACCAAGAACTGCTTCTGCGCACCACTAGGGGCTCTTCAGAGCGGCAAGGTGCTTCTTGGCGCGACATCTGTATCGGGTGCCACCTCGCTGGCGCTGACTGGATGGTACTCGTCCCTATACGATGTCTATGAGGTGGAGGTTTTCGACATCGTGCCGGGCACAGATAACGTTCAGTTTGCCATGCAGGTGTCTACCGATAACGGCTCCACGTATGACACCACAGCGGCGAATTACACTAGCCTCTATGGCTTCATATATGGTTCGTCTTTGCAGGGCTCCGTTCTGACCACTACTGTTGCTGGGGTCGATATTGGCGGTAACAGATCGAACATCGCGAATCGCGCATCCTCTTCAAGAATAGAGTTGATCAACCCCGGTGGTGTGACACGATACAAAACCTTCAGAATGCACAGCTTCTACTACAACGCATCGTCTGGCACGCTCTTGGATCTTGTTGGGTCGTCGGAATGGGCAAACACGGCGGCGTATAACGCGGCAAAGTTCACGATAGCATCTGGAACCATGAGCGCCTCTGCGCGCATCTACGGATTGACGCACTAGGAGCGAGCGATGGCTGACAACACCGTAATCAATGTAGGCTCTGGAGGAGACACGATCCGTGACATCCAGCGCACGACTGGTGGGCCAAAGACGCAGGTTGTCCAGATCGACATGGGCGGCGCTTCCAGCAACGCTGAGCAGTTTCTGGATGGCGGTCAGAGCAACTCAGCGGGCTCTCTTCCGGTTGTTCCAGCGTCTGACTGGAGCGATCCTTCACTGCAGAGGCTTCTTATTATTAAGCAGCAATCTCTGATGTTACAGCAAGCCAGTTTACAGGACGGTTTCGTCCCGTATGAAACGCCGTCCATAGGAGCATAAAATGGCTACGTCACCGCAGGCACTAATAAAGGGTATCGTCTCACGCATCCTGCCGAGTTCTAACCCTGACTCTACGAATACCGATGTCGCGCTTCGCCAGCATACTTACGGCGAGTTGATGACGATGCCGGTCGTGCGCAAGTCTCACGTTCTTGCCGACGAAGGATCCTACTTCGTCCTTCATAACAACCAGACAGCCATTGCGCCGCCTACCGCTACTGCATTCGTTGCGACCACGCCGACTCTGGTTCTGACGAACCTAGACCCAGTGAAGCGTATGTACATCGACTACATCTCGCTATCAGTTGTCACGGCGTTCACCGCCGCGTCGGCTACTGGCACGATGTATGGCGCGATTGTTCTCGATAACTCTGCGGTCGGTCGTTACACCTCTGGCGGCACGCAGCTTACGACGGCCCCTCAGTCTCCGAACATGGCGGTTATGTCTACCGCACAGGTCAACGCCTACTTCGGCGCGATCACTGCGACGGCGGCTTCGGCTGCGGCGCGCACCATAGTTGGCCAGAAGGTTCTGCGTCCTGCTGCGTCTGCCACCGCTGTCACCGTTATTGGCGACACTATTATCATGAACTCTGGTGGCGTCGAAGCGGCGGTCAACGGCTCAATCACTCTGCTGAACCCCAACATCATCTCGGTGCCGATCCCGCCGATCATTCTGGCTCCGACGCAGACTCTTCTGGTCTACACCTACCAGGCCGCGACAACCCCTGTTGCCGGAACGATCCTGCCGGAAGTCGGATTCTGGCTGCGCTAACAGGTATAAAATATATAGGCCACAATAACAGATAGGAGTGGCATCGAATGTCGTTGCTACTCCTATACCAACAAAATCTAGGCGCACCAGCAGCAAACCCAGGCCCGTTCGGCACGTTCGCTGATACCCCGTTTGCTGGTGGCCCGTTCGCTGGTGCTGTTCCAGCAGGTGGCGGGGGAGGCGGTGGAACAACAAATAATCAGACCGTCTCGGCTACGGCTACAACCGTCGCTACATGGATTAAGGCTGCGGCCAAGGGCATAGCGTCCTCTTCTATTTCGGCAACAACGCTTCGCCGTTCTGTAGGCAAAACTGTATCTGTCGTTTCTGCTTCCGCGACCACACTTATTAGGTCTGCCGGTAAGATTGTTTCGGTGTCGTCGGTTACGACCACAACCGCGACGGCTATCAAGGTATTTCTGAAGACCGTATCAGCGGCGTCAACGACAACCACAAGTTTCTTGCGCTCGGTCGGGAAGAGCGTCCCGGTTGTTTCAGCCTCTTCCACGTCATTCTTCAAGTCTGTCGCGAAGAAGATAGCCGCGTCGTCTGCAACGGCTACCATTGCCAATGCGTCGAAAACATTCCTAAAGACCATAACCGTAACAGCAACGACAGCCACGGTTGTTTTAGCCAATAAGGCGTTCCTGAAGACTATAGCCGTTACTTCTGCCACTGCGGCGTCGTTTAGTCGTGCCGTAGGAAAGATAGTCTCTGTCTCATCTACATCGTCCGTCGCTTTGGCTGCTGGCAGGGCATATACGAAACTGATATTGGTTGCGTCTGCGACGACTACGACAACCACGTATCTTAGGGTTAAGCTCGTCTCAATTCTAGCGACTGCATATACGACATCTGGCGTCGTGAAGTTGTCTGGTAAGATTGTAGCCCCGGCAGTATCCACGGCGTCTTCGTTTACTAGATCGGCGGCAAAGCTGATTGTTGGTTCGTCAATCAGCTCCGTCTCTTACGCGAAGGCGGGCGCTAGAACCATATCCGCGTCAAGTTCCACATCCACATCAACTGTCAGGAACAGGACTATCAGCCGCGCTATAAGCGCTGTTGTCTCATCAACTGTTAGCATCAGGAAGCTGGCCGGTAAGATTGTTGCTGTTGTGGTGTCGTCGCTCACCAAGACGCTTGGAACACCATCCCAATCCTACTTCGGTGACGACGCTGAGTTCACATGGAGCGCGCCAACTACCGTCGCTTATTTGTCGGCACCAACTGTAAGTTCTACTGTTTCCCCGCAAAGCGTTACGAAATTCGAGTGGAGTGACGAGTAATGGGTTTGTTCTACGACAGAGCAGCAATGACTGTATCTGGCACGCCTGGAACTGGGCCTGTTACTCTTGCAGCCGCATATACCGCTCACCAAACGTTCTCCGCCGCCGGCGTCGTGGACGGCCAGACCATTGCATACACGATAGAAGACGGTAATCTGTGGGAGATCGGGCGCGGTACGTATAGTTCTACCGGTCCGGCTCTCACGCGAACGACGATCTTGTATTCGTCCGGCGGCGGTGGCGCTATCAGCGCTACGTCTGCGGCTATTGTGTTCATCCCGTTCATTGCTGAGAATGTGCATGACACGACCACCGTGTTGCCTGTTGCGAGCGGGGGCACTGGAACGGCGTCGCCTAGTATCGTCGCCGGGACTAACGTAACTGTTACGGGGACGTGGCCGAACCAGACGGTAAATTCTACCGCGGGCGGTATGACTTACCCTGGCGCTGGCATTGGCAACTCAACTGGGTCTGCGTGGGGAACTTCCTACACGACAAGCGGCTCTGGAACTGTTCTGGCGCTGACTACCAGCCCTACGTTTGTTACCCCTGCCTTGGGCACGCCGGCCAGTGGCGCGCTTACGAACTGCACAAGCATCCCTGTCGCCAATGCTACGGGCAACCTCCCGGTTGCCAACCTTGGTTCTGGAACGAGCGCGTCGTCGTCTACGTTCTGGCGTGGTGATGGAACATGGGCGACGCCTGCTAGCGGAAGTCTGACGATCGGCACAACGTCTATCGCGAGCGGCACGACAGGCCGCATCCTATACGATAACGCCGCCGTGGTAGGCGAGGCGCTTTTAACCTATTCTGCGGCGAACTTGCAGCTTGGTGCTGCTGACGTTGCCGGCGCTCCTGTTGCTCAAACACTATCAGCGCAGTCTGCGAGCGGCATATCGAACACAGCAGGTGCTAACCTCACAATCAATGGGTCTGCTGGAACAGGCACGGGAGCTGGCGGTTCGATTATCTTACAAGTAGCTCCTGCTGCGACGACGAACACTACGAAGAATGCTTATGCCACGGCACTGACCATAGCAGGCGATAAAAGTTTTACGTTTGCTGGTAACATCTCTGTCGGAGCCAACGATGTACATGTAAACAACTCTTGCTACGTTGGGTGGCAGGGAAACCTTGTTTCCAAGAGTTCCGGGCAGATTGGTTTTACGAACGGAGTCGCTAACGGCGGCAATAACTCGCCTGATACAATGTTTACGCGCTTCGCCGCTGCGAACCTACAGCTTGGCGCTGCCGACGCCGCCGCACCTGTCGCGCAAACCCTCCAGGTACAATCTGTCGTTGCTGGAACTACAAACACCGCTGGCGCTGCGTTGGTGATTGGTGGCTCTAAATCAACCGGCACAGGTGTCGGTGGATCTATTGTCATTAAAACATCTGCGTCTGGCTCCACAGGCTCTACGCAGAACGCGTTTGTTACGGTTCTAACAATCAATGCCAGCCCGACGACGACTTCAACGCCGGGTTCTGTGGTTGCGTCAGGTGCGCTCACGTCTGCCTCTGCTACAGGCGGCATTGGTTACTCAACCGGTGCTGGTGGAACTGTCACTCAGGCGACTTCGCGCACAACTGGCGTAACGCTCAATACGGCGACCGGTGCAATCACGCTTGTTAGTGCCGCTGGTTCTGCGACGTTCCAGACATTCACTGTCACCAATTCATCTGTCGCTGCGACAGATGCTGTCGTCGTTGTGCAGAAGTCTGGAGCTGACTTGAACGAGATACACGTTACTGCAGTTGCGGCTGGGTCGTTCAACATCTCATTTAGAACAACGGGCGGCACCACTACTGAGCAGCCGGTGTTCAACTTTACCGTCATAAAAGGCGTGACGGCTTAATGAGGAGAGAAGGATGAATAAGATTCTTGTGGAGTTAGATCAGGATGACCTGAACACGCTTCAGGCGCTTCTTGATGCTGCTGTCAAGGCCACTGGGCTACAGGGCGCAAAAGCGGCTATTGGCATTATGGCGAAGCTTGAGGCCGCTGTTG